AGCAGAGGTAGGAACGAGAGTAAGTCACGACTAACTAAAGTCTATACGGGCAAAGTGAACTAATTCAGAAACAGTTCACATAATCACGTGATTACCTGCCGCCGTCCGCGTCGCTCTGCTCCGCTCCGCGGACGGAACCTGGTGCTTGCGCAACCCGTGTGGGTAACCCGCGGACGGAAACCGGCGTAACACATTACCACACTACAACACGCTATGCGCACATAAACTGACCAACAGTCATTTCTTATCACAGGCTAAAGCGATAAACAGCCGAAAAATATTTTCAAAAAACTTTGAAAAACCTATTGACATTTAGCCCAACATGTGTTAAGATATATACGTAATCAAGAAGAACACAAGTTGCAACGAAGTTTCAGACGATTACAAAAGAATATTTAAGAAAGGTAAAAACTCCTTTCTGCGTAATTTCATTGTCAGTTTCCATACTCTCTATTATAACAAAATACAACTTGAAAGGATAAAAAACTATGCTTACTAACACCATTACCAACTCCACAGAACTGAACAAAATGGACAGATACAACATTCTCAACTACTCCAACGGTGAGAACCTTGAAAAGGCTATCGAAGAATTTGGTAAACTCGTACTCTCTTACCCGGACGCATGGGCAATGGTTCACACTGTGAACGACAACCCGAAGCCCGGGCAGGACAAGGAATACGACAAGCTTGTCATTATTGCAGACGGCGTTCTGTATCACACAGGCTCCCAGTCGTTCACTCAGTCTTTCCTCGACATTGTGGGCACGTTCGACGCAAGCGACGGTATGGAAATCGAATGCTTTGCGAAGCCGTCCCAGAACTATAAAGGTCGTAACTTCCTCGGTTGCCGCCCTGTAGCAAAGGCAGGTGAATGATAATGAAGTATATTCGTAGAACTGTTCAGACCACGACATACACTTACACGGTTAACGAAAACGGTGTTGATTATCACTTCACCGACGTGTGCGAAGGCGCTCCCACTCTCTACGCGCTGACTAAGAAGTTGCACCGCGACCACGACAACAAAGAGACTGGACGCATTGTAACTCTCGTTAACATTGAGTCTATCGAAGAAAACCGCTACGAAATGTCCGTCAAGGACTTTATCGAGAATGCGGAACTCGTAGACCATATCAAATAAACAACAAGATTTCTCCTTTCCTTAACTGCCGCTGACATGGCAGTAAACCTCCCGATTGAACCGATGACGAAAAAAAAAATTCGTCATCGGTTCTTTTTTATCTTTACACTTTATTATACCATAACGGTATTATTTTGTCAATAGAAAAGAGGGTAAAAGCATGGCTAAAAAAGCATCAAAAAAACTGACACCTAATCAAGCAGAATTTGAGCGTTTATTTACAAACGCAAAGCAACGCTTTAACCGTTATTTAAGAAAAGGCTATAAATCACAGTACAAGGCTAAAGATTTGTTTAGCGCTTTTGAACGTCCCGAAAGAATAACAAAGAAAATGCTTGATAAATTAAAACAAGAACTTAAAGACATTACGGACACGGCGTTATATGCAGAAGCGCAAAACGGTGAAGCTATTTCGTTTACTGACATACCTAAAGCGGCAAGAGCGCAGTTTAACAAGTTAGGCTTTACGCAATTTACGGTTACAAGTCCAACAGGCGTTGAAAGCAATATAGTTCTTTCACTTAACAATGCACCCATAGCGAATATAAATGAAGCTGACCTCGCGTTTGCGTATTTTGTTGAAGCGAACGCACGATGGGTAACAGACAAAAAGAAACACGCAGGTATGGAATATATATTGGATAACCTAAAGGAAGAACGCAACCACCTGCAAAACCGTTACGGCAAAAATGAGGGTGACACCGTATTCGCGTACATGCTGAATGAAATCGGTGTTGCCGCCGGAACATTAACCTCACAGGAAGCGAATGACGTTAACGCGGCGGGACGTTGGTTAGGCAACTTTTACGAACACCGCGAAGCAGGTGTAGAAGAAATGATGAAACTAAATGAAGCGTTTGGAGACGTGCAAGCATGAATTATTATGTATGTGATTTTGAGACAAGCGTATACGACGGGCAAACCGACACGGAAGTCTGGGCGGCGGCATGCGTTAAAACACATACAGAAGATGTACTCGTTGTAAACTCAATAGATAAATACTGGCAATGGGTAGAGCAGTTAAAAGGCAAGAACATTGTGTACTTTCACAACGGCGCGTTTGACTTTTCTTACATTCTTGATTACCTATTGAAGCGCGACGACTACGCACAAGCAACCTACACACCCGACGGCAAAGTTGAACACACTATGTTTTACGAAACAAACGACATGCAACCTAACACTTTTAAGTACAGCATATCTGATATGGGTCAATGGTACACGATGACCGTTAAAACCCATAGAAGTCTTATAGAGTTCCGCGACAGCTACAAGCTTATTCCCCTCTCCGTTGCAGACATGGGAACAAGCTTTAACACCAAACACCGCAAGAGCACAATTGAATACAAGGGTGAACGTCACGCGGGGTATAACATTACCCCTGATGAAGAACACTATATCAAGAACGACGTGCTTGTTGTAAAAGAAGCTATAGAATTTATGTTTGCAGACGGTCACAAAAAACTGACTATCGGTGCGTGTTGCATGAGTGAGTTTAAGTCCGGCTATAATCGTTTTGTTTATCAAGACATGTTCCCGAACCTTTACGATATTCCGCTTGACCCCGAACGCTACGGCGCTACAAACGCAGACGAATACATACGCAAGGCATACCGTGGCGGGTGGTGTCACGTCGTGCAAGGCAAGCAATGCAAGGTACATAAAAACGGTTTAACACTTGATGTAAACTCTTTGTACCCATCCATGATGCATAGTGATAGTGGCAACTATTACCCTATAGGTAAACCCGAATTTTTTCACGGTGAAGTGGGGCTAAGAGAAGTCGAAGCTGAACGACAAGAAGCGTTAAAGAAACACAACCCCCTTATAGGTATATATTATTTTGTGCGTCTGCGTTGTCGTTTTAGATTAAAGGTTGGGTATCTCCCTTTTATTCAGCTAAAGAAAAACCTGCATTACAGACAAAACGAAAGCTTAACTACGTCTGACGTATGGGACGAAAACCAAAAGCGTTACGTGTCCGAATGGGTAGACCAATGCGGCAAAAAGCATGACACATATGTGACCATGACAATGACCATGACAGATTACGAACTGTTTAAAAAGCATTACATTGTAATTGACCCGGAAATATTGGACGGTTGTTATTTCGAAGCGCAACAAGGCATCTATGATAAATACTTAAACAAATACCGTGAAATGAAAATCAACGCTCCTAATAAAGGAATTAGAACCGTAGCAAAATTATACAGTAACAACCTGTATGGAAAACAAGCGGCATCTACTATAAGTTCTTACAAGGTTGCTATGCTCAAGCCTAACGGCGTGGTGGGTTTCTTTACCGTGACAGAAAATGAAAAGACACCGGGCTATATTGCATGTGGCGCGGCGATTACCAGTTACGCACGAAACTTTACAATTACTGCCGCACAGCAGAATTATTACGGTGTCGATAACCCCGGCTTTATCTACGCAGACACAGACAGCTTGCATCTCGACTTACCGTTAGACAAGATAAAAGGTGTCACGCTACACCCTCGAAACTATTGTTGTTGGAAGAATGAAACAAACTGGGACGTCGGATTTTTTACGCGTCAGAAAACCTACATTGAACACGTAACGCATGAGGACGGCGAACCGATTGAAACGCCACACTATATAGTGACATGCGCGGGTGCAAACAAAACCGTTAAACAACTGTTTATACATTCAGTCGAACAGGATTACGACACAGAGAAGAACCCGGAAAACTACACGCCCGAAGAACTTGAATTTATCCGTGAACCCCGTAGTATATCCGACTTTGTACCGGGCATCATGATACCGGGTAAACTTTCTCAAAAGCGCATTAAAGGTGGTGTTATCTTAGCTGACACGACATTTGAAATGCACTAAAAGTAAAATCCCTTAGAGCATGAAAACTCTAAGGGATTTTTGTTATTCTTAAACGCACGTCTACACAAAGGAATTGACCGTTCATAGCCTTGTCACGGCGGCATCTTTCAACCGTGTCACCCGTGCAGGTCGATGTGCAGAACGAACGCAGAATACAAATTAGAATGAAAGTGCTTTTAGTATCGCTTCTTTCGCTTGTAAATCCTTGAACCGCATACAGCCATGTTCGAAGTAGTAGCGAAGCTTTTGAATTAGTATAAAGTTACTTGATACCATAACATAATTTAATTTATGGTCGGCGGTGTCCACGGTGATTTTGAGCGGATATTGATAATCGACGCTTTTGTCACAGAACACTATACCCAGTTCGGGGTACTCTCGAACGCCGTAGTCAATACCCGCATAGCGTATCGTTGCGACATACTTTCCGCGACCCGTCGGCGTATCGACAAATGAGAGGTCATCTTGTAAATACACACCCTCGGCGCTATATGCGATATAATCGCTCGAGCCAAACGCGCGGTTAAAAGCACTTGACTTTAAAGCTTTAGCAGCTGTTTCGTTATAACCCTGTTCCAGAACGAAACCGTCTCCACGCATGAAATGCGTGTCCTTTTGAAGTCGTGTTGAAATATCCATTGCAACATAATACGGGTTGAGTATCGTTACAGGGTTGGAAATCATATATACGGGCACGTAGCGGGATTGCTTGCTACGTCCACGCGCAATAGAATTGTGAATAGAGATAAACTTTTCAACCTCTTTGTCGCAGTAGTGGTTCTGCTCAGATTGAAACTCGTCGAATATAATATTGTCAATGTCACTGAACAAATGTGAATTGCGCTTTAATTGGTCGGCTGAATTGATGGAAATTGCGTAGCCGCACGGTTCTTCGTTTAGGTACAACTCTTGGTATATGCCTTTCATCTTCTTTGCGGCGGTCATATCGTATTCGGGGAAGAATAATTCTTTTATATCCTTGAAGAACTTTTCGTCACAGCCGTCTAACTCATAGTTGAAGCGATACAGCAACGCGAACTTTTCTCCACGTTTAATAAACCTGTTTACCACAAGTCTATTAAAATAGGTTGTTTTACCTGCGCTACGGTTAGAGGTACACATGAACACCTCGGGTGTTTTGCCGTTTATATCCTTTAATGACAATAGCTTTGTTCCGTCGTAATAATTCGATTTTGGCACTATATTTCAACTCCGTGTATTATTTTCTAATTAAATTATACCACAAGTATATTGACAAGTCAACCCTTTTGTGCTATACTATAAATATAAAAGGTGGTAAATACAACAGAAAGGATTGAAACTTTATGGACGTAACCGCTATTGTTCAGGTTGTTTCCTCTCTTGGTTTCCCTATCGCCGTTTGCTTGGTTTGCTTTTGGTATATCAATAAGATTGAGGAAACGCACAGGAACGAAGTGCAGAAGCTAACCGACGCGCTCAACAATAACACGCTCATCATGCAAAAGCTTTGCGACAAGATGGGCGTACAGAAAGAGGGTGAAGAACTATGAAGGAACTCACTGTCGGTGTTAGTAAAATTGATACGCTTATCAGTGTGCAAGGTGCATACCCGATACGTATCACAGACGCAGGTGTTTTGACGACATTCTTGGCGAAACTTTAACTTTGCTTATAACGGGTAGGGGTGTAGAATGAATAAAATCTTTTCAAATGGTATTGACCTTTCTGAACATCAAGGTTCAGTTGATTTCAGCAAGCTAAAAGCATCGGGCATTGGCTTTGTGTTACTCCGCGCCGGTTACGGCAGTGCAAACCGATACCCCGAACAGTACGACACAAGGTTCGAGGAATATTACAAAAAAGCAAAAGCCGCAGGGCTTGGCGTGGGTGCATATTGGTACAGTTACGCCGAAAATGCCGACATGGCGGCGGACGAAGCCGCAAGCTTTATCAAAGCTTTAAAGGGCAAGCAGTTTGATTACCCGGTGTATATTGACCTTGAGGAAGATGACATTGCAAGAAAGCTTGGTAAAACAAAATACAGTGAAATCGCGGCTAAAATCCTTAGCACAGTGGAAAGCAACGGTTACTGGGTCGGTATTTACGCCTCTTTGTATTACCTTTCAGACCGCCTTGACATGACAAAATTGTCCCGCTACGCTGTATGGTGTGCCCAGTGGAACGACGTTTGTCAATACGAAAACGCGGGCATCTGGCAGTATACAAACAGTCATACCGTAAACGGTGTTTCGGGTAAAGTGGACGCGGACTACGCGTATTATGATTACCCGTCACAAATTAAAGCTAAGGGCTTAAACGGCTACAAAAAGAAAAGTGACAACAAGGATTTAATCCGAACGAAGCTTGAACAGATTGAAGTTCTTGCAAACGAAATTGAAAGCTTGATTTAACATGGCAACCTATAAGCAATGTATAACAGACCAAAAGACAATCTACGAAAGTGCGGGTTATCCGTACTATTCCGGTGGCGGTGAGCATGGCGGCATTGATACCGTGCATGACAACTACAAAGCATACGCGCCTTTAGCCGGAAAGGTTGTATGGGCGCAGGTGTGGGACGGCAGTACCATAACGGGCAACATGTCGTGGGGCAACATGATACTTGTCGAGTTTGAACCGAACAAGTATTGGCTTGCGGCACACTTTGCGTCACAGATTTGGTCAGAGGGTGACAGCATTGCACAAGGTCAGTTTATCGGTACGCAAGGTCAGACGGGCAACGTCACCGGTACACACACCCACTGGGAATACTGGGACGGCGGACAAACAACCGCTTACCGAAAAGACCCGTCAAGCATCTTGCGTATACCGAACGGTGTAGGCACGTATAACGTTACGTGGGACGCAAGCACACCGCAACCGAAACCACCTTTACCCGACGCGACATGGCACGCAAAAGACTTGTACGGTTACTCCCGTGAGAGTTCAGAAGCGCAAGACAACGCTGTCATGATTTACAAGGCTTTGGTGCAATCACTCGGGTGGACATTAAACGCCGTCTCTGCCGTCCTTGGTAACATGGAATGGGAAAGCGGGTACAATCCGTGGCGGTGGGGTTGGGATGAACCCCTACCGTCAACGGATTATAGAAAGGACGATATTGGTTATGGCTTGGTACAGTTTACACCACCTCAAAAGTATATTGATGCAGAAATTGCAAAGTCGTCCCCCGGGTATGCCCCACATTTTAGCGACGTGACGGGCAGTCCCGATGACGGGACAGCGCAATGCTACTTTTTGAGTAACGCTACAAACCTGTGGTACCCTGTTAGTCCGTATAACATGAGTTACGAGGAATTTAAAGCGTCTACGCAGTCTCCCGAATACCTTGCAAGCGTCTTTCTGGACACATACGAACGTCCGGCAGACCCGGAAGCAACACGCGCAGACCGTCAAAAGGCGGCACGATATTGGTATAACTACCTTGGACAATATGACCCCGATACACCACCAACACCGCCAACACCAACGAAACGAAAATCCATGCCTATATGGATGATGTGCCTTAGCTACAGAAAGAGAATGATTTAAAATGGCAGTAAAGAAACTTGAGGAATTTAAAGAAATGTTTGCGTCGGGTGATTTTACACCCGATAGAATGTTAGAAATTGCCGAAGACGTTGCGGACACGTTTAATGATTTTAGCACCAGACTGACCGCGGCAGAAGAAGCAACAGCACAAAAGGATAAAGAATGGCGCGAAAAATATACAAGCCGTTTCTTTGAGGGTAAACCAGAGGGCAGTAAACCCGACGAACCCGCAACGCAGTCCCCGTATGGGGTAGATGCAACCGAACGTGCAGAACATATCACGTTCAACGATTTATTCGAATAAGAAAGGATGATTTTCAATGGCAACTAAGCCGAAAGTGAGAACACTTACAAACAGTTCCGCAGACGTGTTGAATGCAATCCGCAATTCTGCGTCTATCAATTACCGTAACTATGTTCCCGTTGTGACCCCGGACGCAGACAGCATCCGTGAAATCGGTGCAATCATCATGGACATGCCCGCGCTCCAGAATGAGTTTCTTTCCGCGCTCGTAAACCGTATCGGCAAAGTCATTATCACGTCTAAGTCCTATTCCAACCCGTGGGCGATGTTCAAGAAAGGTTTCCTTGACTTTGGCGAAACGGTTGAAGAAGTGTTCGTGTCTATGGCGCGTCCGTTCCAGTATGACCCAGAAGTAGCAGAAAAGGAAGTCTTTAAACGTGAAATTCCGGATGTGCAGTCCGCGTTCCACGTCATGAACTATCAGAAGTTTTACAAGGCTACGACCGAAGAACAGGACTTGCGCCTTGCGTTCCTGTCCGAAGACGGTGTATATAATCTTGTTGCGAAGATTACGGAACAGCTTTACACCGCAATGGAAAATGATGAATTTTTGACCATGAAATACATGCTTGCGCGTAACCTCTCCCGCGGTCAGGTTAGCGTCCAGACAATCAATACAAGTAACATTGATGACGCAACCGTTGTAATGCGTAAAGCGTCCAATGACCTGCTGTTTATGTCTGACGAATACAACCTTGCGGGCGTGACCACGCACACCCTGCGTGATGACCAGTATATCATTATCAACACCGCGTTCGATGCAACCCAGAGTGTTAAGAACCTTGCACGTGCGTTCAACATGTCCGAAGCCGAACTTCTCGGTCATATCGTTCTTGTCGATGGTTTCGGCAAACTCAATGTAAAGCGCCTTGGTGAACTCTTTAAGGACGACCCGAACTACCATGAGTACAGCACGGCCGAACTGGAAGCACTCAACGAAATTCCTGCCGTCCTTGTTGACCGTGACTATTTCGTAATTTACGATAAGCTCCAGCAGTTCCGTGACCTCGAGAACGTACAGGGTCTTTACTGGAACCACTATCTTCACGTCTGGAAGCTGTTCAGCGTGTCCCCATTCGCAAACGCTATCGCGTTTATCCCGAACACCCCGACTGTCACAGGCGTTACGGTGTCCCCGGCTACGGCTACGGTGTCCGCAGGTCAGGTGCTTACTTTGACCGCGAAAGTCGCAACGACCAATTTTGCGCCGCAGGCGGTTACGTGGACAAGTGACAACTCGCTCGTTACGGTGTCTGCGTCCGGCGTGGTTAAGGTTGACCCGGACGCAAGCGGCACGGCGACGATCACTGCGACCTCTAAGTTCGATACCATAAAGAGCGGTCAGTGCGTGATTACCGTACAGTAAACTAATTCAATGTAAGTCAAAGCCCTCTGGAAACAGAGGGTTAAGACTTATATAAGAGGTGAATAAAATGCCATATATACCCCCTAATTCAGACGTTGTGTTGTGTCGTGGTGTTCCTATTGAAAGTGACTATAAGTATACGTTATACTTTGATAGTATTGCCGCTCAAAATAATTACTTTTTCAGTAAAGCTTTCAAGCAATTCCACAATGTGTCATATCAGCGTGAAAGACGCAATTATATAACCTTGGAAATTCCTGCAACACAAGTATATGCTTGCAATTATCTATTGTTTAAAAACACGTCATACGGTGAAAAGTGGTTCTTTGCGTTTGTAGACAGTGTTGAATATGTAAACGACAATGTTACGGATATACATTACGAACTTGACATGATGCAAACTTGGATGTTTGAATATACTTTGATGCAATGCTTGGTTGAACGTGAACATTCCGTAACGGACAAGATTTTTGAAAACACCAGACCAGAAAACATTGGGTATGGTGAACTGATGTGCGGTGTGTCTCAAAACCTGTTATCTTCACGCGGTTTGTTGGGTGAATATGCGTGTGTTATTACAAGTAAACCCTATTCATCTGGCGATGTTCCTATAAAATTGTATAGTCAGTTTTGCCCTGTGTATGGCTATATTGGTAGAGCAGAGGATATGAACACACTCATACAGGACTTTGTTCGTAGTGGGTGGCAAGATGCTGTCTTGTCCGTAACGGTTGCTAACGCACTCATGGCACAGGGTGCAGATGAAAAGCATTTTGATATGCCGAAGACAGTACCAAAAGAAGATTTTAAGTTTGTTTGCTATGGTGTTACCAGTGGTATTTATGAGGGTGAGGAACAGTTCAAAGACCAGTTACCAAACGGATATAAACCGCGAAATAAAAAACTATTTGGTTATCCCTACAATCAACTATGGATTAGCAATAATCAGGGAACAGTGAATGAATACCGATATGAAGATTTTAAAATTGATAAAGACGGTTTCTTTCACATGGAAGTTGCGGCCTCCGGCATAAGTTCACCCGAATGTGTACTTTATCCTTTGGATTATAGGGGTGCGGCTAAGTATTACGACCATGCTATTGTACTGACAGGCTATCCAACCGTTCCTTGGATAGGTGATACCTACAGAGCGTATATGGCACTCAATCGAGAACAAATAAACAACACTTATGAAACGACTGCGATAGATGCCGTTTCAAACGCTTTGTCTGGATTTCTTGGGGGTGCAGTTACCGTGAATAATGCCGCAGATATGTTACAGGCGGCAAAATATGATGCCGCTAATCGTGGTTTATACCCTAAAGAAGTTAGTCAAGTCACAAAAACAGGGTTAAGACAACAAGCAATGGGCGGAATACTTAGTGGAATAGGTACAAGTGTATCAGCTATCGGAGACATATTCAAAAATTCCCTGTCTGTTTATGCTAAACTTAAAGATATATCTAATATACCCCCTAACGTAACAGGCTTAGCAGGTGCGGGAAGCGTTACGAACGCTTTAGCGCGTTTTGACTTTACCACTTATTACATGTGCGTTAAACCAGAGTATGCGGAAATCGTAGACAAGTTCTTTGACATGTTTGGCTACAACACAGGCACAGTTAAAGTCCCTAACACCCATTCAAGACCCCATTGGAACTACGTTAAAACCGTCGGTTGCGAAATACAGGGTTTCTTACCGCAAGAAGCGGCGAACGTAATTAAAGCTGTGTATGACCATGGTGTTACATTCTGGAAAAATGGTGACGAAGTGGGTAACTATACTCTCGATAACTCCCCGACATAAGAAGGATGGTGATAAAACATGGCAAGCAGTTTGAGGGCAAAGCATTATGGCGGTACACAAGACCGCATGTTTTGGAGCACGGCTTTTGAAAACCGCCTAAACAACGATTTGTACCTTTCAAGGCTCGTCGAACTTTCCGCGTCCATGTTTGACTGGACGGGGCTTCCCGAAACATGCGACGTGCGAACACTTGAACTTGCGCTTCTGGGCAACGGACGCGCGGTGTTCTTCAAGGATGACGCGCTCGACATGTACATGACGTTGCCCGTAAATGTAAGTACAAGCGGCTATGATGTGTACGGACAGCCGTTACAGTTTACCGCACGTAGCCTGTATAACAACTACAGATATCCATTGACGCAGGAAACAGGCGTGATGATTTACAACAATTATCTTCGCACACCGTCCCTGATGCAGTTGGTATCATTCGCGGACAGGCTCGGAAAGATTGATGAAATCATCGACATAAACGTCAACGCGCAGAAAACCCCAATTTTGATTTTGGCAGATGAAAGCAAACGCTTGACGATGAAAAACTTGTACATGAAGTATGACGGAAATCAGCCGTTTATTTTCGGTGACAAGAACTTATCTATCAATGACTTTACAGTATTAAAGACAGACGCGCCATACGTTGCAGACAAATTGTATGAAATCAAAACACAGATTTTCAACGAAGCTTTAACCTATCTTGGTATTTCAAACACGTCCTTTCAGAAGAAAGAGCGATTGATTACAGATGAAGTAACACGTAACATGGGCGGTACTATTGCCGCAAGATACAACCGCTTGAATGAGCGGCAAAAAGCTTGCGAAAAAATCAATAGTTTGTTCGGGCTTAACGTGTGGTGTGAGTACAAGGAAGATTATGACGACCGTTTGATTCTTGAAGATGTAGACGACGTAATGTATCAGAAACAGACCGAAGAAAAGGAAAGAAAGGAAGAAAACAATGAGTAAATTTACAACAGAAGTCCGTTGGATTTGCGAAAGTTTTGTTCCTGAATTGAACGGGCAAGGTGAGTACGAACGCCGCTATGCTACAGACGTTGTTAAAGCTTTGCAAGCAGGGTACGAACACATTTTCGATTTTGATTTTCCTATCTTCAAGGAAAGTTATCGTGAACACCTGTGCAAGCTTATCCTGCTCCACTATTACACGCGTGAAATAGCGTATGAAACGTATGCGCTATGGAAACTGCATCTTCAGGAACGGCTTGTCGCGATTATGCCGAAGTACAATATGCTGTACAAGCAAGAGGAACTTGCGAACCCGTTTGATAACATCAAACATACCACAGTGGGCGAAGATACTTCACACACTGCCGACAACGGCACGTCGCATGGCGAAAGTCAGAGCACAGGTTGGAACAAGTTTAACGAAACTCCGCAAGGTGGTATTGAGGGCTTGGACACAGATAAGTATCTGACAAGCGCGACAAAGACAACAAGCGAAGCATCAACCGACGGCACAGCGCAAAGTACACAGGACGGTAAACGCAACACAGAGTATACTTATACAGGTCGTAGCAGTGGAGACGCGTATTTCTCTGAAATGACTAAAATGTATAAGAACTATGAAAGTGTTGACAATATGGTATTGCACGAACTGGAAGATTTGTTTTTCGGTTTGTGGGAATAAAGAAAGGTGGTAAAGTATGCCGAACGATAACAAATTCACACCCGCTAACTTTGACCCAATTTTGAAAAAGTATGACGGCATCCCGTATCTGCGCTTTTGGTGTCAGAAAGTTCTCCCCGCTGTCTATGACCAGAGTTTGAGTTATTATGAGGTGCTGTGCAAGCTTGCGGCGTTCCTTAACAAAATGCTTGAGGAACTTGAGAAGATGCAGGATAACATTGACGCTTTGCATAAAGCCTATAAAGACTTGCAAGACTGGGTTAACGCGGAAATCGCAAGGTTTGAAGCGCACATGGAACAGCACTTTGACGACTTGACGAAAGAACTTTGGAATAAATTTGAACAGTATAAGAACGATACGAACACTACTTTACAGCAGTGGTTTAATGAGTACGCTACAAATACCACAAATAATTTAAACAAAAAATTCAATGAATTTGTAACCAATGCTAATACGCGCATTGACCAGATGTTCAACACGTACACCACGAACACCAACAACGACTTCAATACCTGGAAAACTGATTTTACTAACCAGTACAACCAGTGGAAAGCCGACGTTGACGAGCAGATTACGAACATCAATTCCGATATCCGTTCTTTGACTACACGTGTAACCGAGCTCGAGAACATGATAAAGAAATACCCGGAATTTAACTATAAGTCGTTCACCCTGACAGGCACGAAGTATTACAAAAAGGTTGTTCTGGACATGCTTTCGTTCCCCTCCGCAGGTGACAGCGTTATCATCTGTTACGGCGTGTGTCGTGTGTATGGGCAAGATAGCTCCGTTGCCGTGTCGGGTAACTGGCGCGAAAGACTTGTACCACCCGCTAACTTTAAAGAGAACCTGACAAAATTGTTAGGGGGTACCAATCAAAACACCTTTAAGTTTGAACTGATGCCGAGAACGTCTTATGTTTCTTATTCTGGGGACGAAAATAACGGCGCTCCTACAAATGACAAAATTATTACGGGTTTGCTTTGGGCACCGGGTCCCGGTGACAATAGCGGTTCTGTAAGCTCACAGCTGTTCTTTAAAAACAACGGGTCGGTTGGTTTCGTGTCTGATAACTCAATGCTATTTTCGGCTATTGCGTCGCAACAGGTCAACCCGCCCAGTTGGGAACACGAGTCAGGAGAATGGACGCTATAAATAATATATAATAACATTGGCTCGAGTACCGTAGTGGTATTCGAGCCATTTGTTTTATTCTGCTATATCACGTAATGTGTTCATTATTTTTTCATAATCCAAACACCAATGTGACAAGTTGCAGTACTCGCATTCCATACTTTGACAGTATTCTTCATATGCCTTGTATAAGTATGCAAATAACTCTTTAGACTGTATGTTATTATCAAAACGCAGTAGATATGTTAAATCATTCAATTTTTCTACTTTCATTTTTAAGCTCCTTTTGTTCACTGTAAACAATGGTTTCGATGTCATCTAACAGTTGATGCGTATCACTACAATATTGCACCAACGGGCAATTTACACACCCGTAATCATGTTCAAATAAATTGCAAGCACACTCTAATGTTTCTTTCCAAACTTTTGTGCGTTTCGCAATTTCTTTAAAGCTGAAAATAAAGGCTATATCATCAATATTATTTACTTTTACACTCATTCTTTACCTCACAATATTTCTGTATAATCAGTTTTTCTGCTTGCTTTAGGGCACTTGCTTGATAGTCGAGCCACGTTCCAAAGCCTACGGGCTGCTTTGCACCCATTTGTAAGCGCTTTAGCGTTGTAGGGCTGCATGTGCGTCCCGCTATGCTGTAGCCGTCTGCAAGCGCCTTGCCGCAATAGCTGTATTCAATCCAGTTTAGACAACCGTCGAGCAATTCGGTATGGAGTTCTGACAATGTGTCCGGCGCTTCTGCGTCACCTAATCGGTTTAAAATGTCTATTGCGTATAGCTTCACGGCGCTTCGGTATGCGCCGCGCGGGGTTGTTTCATTTACTTTCTTGCGTATCTCGATGTAATTCAAGTGCTTCACGCTCCCTTATCTTTTTATTTATATATGCCCATGTGCTACCAATATCCGTGCAAAAGGCGTATGCTTTGCATTGAGGTGTGCATTGGGTTTCCTCGATGCACTCGTCACTCTCAAATATTCTGTATTTCACTGTATAAAGCGCCGCTGAAAGGTACTTTAGTTGTTCTGTGGTATAGTCTCGAGTGCTAACGGTTATCATTGATTAACTCTCCTTTAGCATTATATTTATCGGCTTCGTGTTTTATTAAATATTGCAATGTCCTGTTTACATGGCATATCGCATAATAGCTACAGTTAGCGCACACACCATGCTTACAATCTTCACTTTCTAAACTTATTTTTGCTATTTCGTTCGTGTAGCGGAGCATTGCTTGCAGTTGTTTACATGTCATCTTTTAATTCTCCTTTCGCGTCGTATCGGTTTATCTCGTGCTGTATAAACTTTAGCAAGCAATTTGTCAATTCACAAATGTAAGCGCATTCGCATTTATCACACCCAATAATGATACAGCTACGAGTTTCATATATTATCTTTTGTGCCTGACGTACATAATGCCGCAATGCTTGCAAGTCCATATACGTCATAACTTCCACCACCTTTCTACTGTCTTTAACAACTTGTAATCGTTGTACGTGCGATCAAGCCATTCGAGCAACTGGGCAAGCCCTACAAGCAGTGTTCCTGCAACTATACTCAAGCATAACACGACAATCATATTGTTTGCACCACCCTATAAGCTAAACCTAAGCGTTTCGCTAATTTGTCAATTTCATCGCATGTCCGCGTTTCAAGTACGTCTAATTTGCCTAAAGAGCATTCGTCACAACGTGTATGACGTTGGCATATTTCATCTTTAATGTCCAACACCCTTATAATTTGTTCAATTTCAACCTGCGTTCGCGCTTCTCTTTTAATGTTCATCGTTGAACCGCCTTTCTGCTGTTAAATCTGTGATATAGCAAGCGCCCATCTGCATTGCGGCTTTATGCGCTATGCGTATACAGGTACCTCAACTTTATATTTGCCTGTGTCCGGGTCTGTTACGGTCACTGTTACCAAATAACTGTTCATCTTCGTTTTCGTCCTTTCTCCAATTTGTGCCTATGCAACTATCTATTGCATGTACTGCAAAGGGTATTTCGGTTTCCTTGGCGTTATCTGCCCATGCGGGTTTTACAAGGTTTGCTTTGAATAGTTCTGTCCAGTTTGGTTTCATGGTTTTCACCTCCTTTTATGACCTGCCTTATCAGCACGTGTAGGTCATCTCACGTGGACGGGCGTTGCGCCCGTTTCGGCTTAGATTTCAAATTCTTCACCTGTTTCGTTGCGAAGCAGTTCGCAGTATGCTTCAAAAAATTCCTGCTCGCCGCCTTTTTCTTCCGTCCACTCGCTGTGCAACTTCTCGCGTAAATCGTCCCGCATATAACTAACGATTAAATCGCGGTCGTAAAGGTTTCCGTTGAATTTGATTTTAACATTTTGCTTTTTCATTTGTTTTCCTCTCTTTCCTTTTTTCTGATTATAGTGTACTTTACGTTTGTAAACACCGTATGAACAATTTGTGAACAATTTGTGAACATTTTACTTTCTTTTGATTTCAAAGTTTTCGTCCGCACTTGCAAAATTGTAACTATAGAAATCGTGTTCTATACCACTAACTAACTCGTCAAGATTATTCTTTAAATAGATTCTTGCTAAGCCATAGTTAAGATATCGCGTTATGCTTTTCGCGCATTTGTTCAGCATGTCAATGACTTCATGCGGAAGTTCCACGTTTCCAAACGGTCTGTAACCGGTTACAATTACGGTATCATAATCAATCACGTAAACGTCGGAGTTCCAGCCGTACACGCCCGCGGTATAGAAATTCGGTTCACGCCATTTTAAAGCGTCTTGCATGTCGCAATAGCCAACTTTGATGACGTTGCGGTATGCGCTCATGATTGCTTTTTTCGTTATCTTCGTTTTCATTTTGCATTTTCCTTTCCGGCGTGTCATCATCAGTGTAACGCCGCCAACCGTTACAGACGGGCGTTGTGCCCGTTTCGACTGTTTATAAAGTTTCCGTTTCGATTATTACAACTTTCATCATGTTGGCATCTTCATAGGCTTTCGTGAACAACTGAGCATCTGTTATCTTGTAAAATTTCGCTTTGATAACCATTATCGTATCTTGTAGTTCTTCGCTGTAGGTCTTTGCCCATACTTCATAAATTGTTCTTTTCATTTGTTTTTACTTCCTTTCCTTTTTTCTGCCTATATTATAGCATACCCCAGCACGAAATGTGTTAACAAACTGTGAACAAATTGTAAACGATTTATTAACAAATTGTGAATTAAATATGAACAAGAATACTATTGTTCTTTTCATTTGTTTTTACTTCCTTTCCTTTTTTCTGCCTATATTATAGCATACCCCAGCACGAAATGTGTTAACAAACTGTGAACAA